AACATAAGAAGAGGGGGCTTTACTTACTTCTACTTAACATAATATTAATCATGAAAAATCATATTCTTTTGATTATCAATGTTTCATATTGATCTATGCTTGCATAGTGATCATTTTGCGGACACTATTGGGTGCTGTCACGTATTTCATGTATTTTTACTTAAAGCAAAATCTTTGATATAATGGCAAATGAAATTTTAGAGGAAGGTGATATCGTTAAGCATAAATTGATAGACCTTAAGATGATTGTAATAGGTCATGAGTCGGGTCAAGATGTTGCTGTTGAGTATTACTTGCATGATCATGGTTTTTTAAAAGGGTCGTTTCCAAGAACGTCACTAAAATTCTTTTCAGCCGCAGATAATGATTTCGAATAATGGAATTGGGGGTGAAATCAAATCCAAATCCAAGGGAGCAAGATCGTCTATCAAGGATTAGAATTAATGAGTTGCAAAGCTTGATACTTGAGGCGATTGACTCAAGCGATAATAGCTTCACAGTCGAGGAGCTTCATCTTGCTTTTCTTTCTTTAATGAAGCGTAACACTGAAAAGATCATCTTCGATCAACATAGGGCGCATCTAGGTTAAGTGTACGATACTTGGCAGGTTGATCGTTCTTTCTCATGTAACATTTTTTTGTTACATAAAAAAAATGGACCTTACTTTGTAGTAAATAAAAACACCCTAACTATTTGTTAGGGTGTTTGAGGTGCGAACCAGATTCGAACTGGCGTAATGAGCATGCAAAACTCCTACCTAGCCACTCGGACACCGCACCAAAGAAGCTCATCATGCACGATGGGCTTTTTTCTTGTCTGCAAGTTAGATCATATATAGTTGCACTACCAATACACATAGTGATATTGTCTATATGATCATGTCACAATAGTAGGCTATTGCGTCTTTACTTTAACTCCAATACTGATCATTGTCAGCATTGTACGATCTTAGGTATACAATTTTTTGCGGCCCCAGACTTTTCTGAAGCGGTAACTCTCAACATCGAATCAGTTCATCATGCTTACGTTACCTAGGCCGCGAACGGTAGGACACTATAAAATTAGCCTTTTGTCGAATACGGTGCAACTTAATGAGAGAATACTTTTGCCAGCATCTCCTTCAATAAAAACAAAAGGCCAAGCGAGAACGCTTGACCTTTAATGCTCGACCGATGACTCACCAGTCCTTTGTCATTTTCCTACGCACCCCGTGCCAGTACTGGCAACCCCCGCAAGGAGCGAGTTATGATGTGCGTAGAAATATTACTTAATGAATTTTTTGCTCAGGTACTCGTTGGCGAAAGGTCTGACGGTCCATAGGACTGCGATGACCACTACTAATACTGAGTATACAACTACTTCCATTTTGATAAGTGAATTATGAGAGGCTAAGATATGTGATAAAAAATCTACATGTCTCGCGTCTTAACATTTGTTAACCTAATCTTTGCCTAACGTGTAGCTTAATTGCTGCCGTGTCACATGTCGCATATCCTTGCGATCATATGCTCGAAAGGATAAAAGGCTTGTTCGTTAAAAAGGGTGCTGGTGAGGCATCACAGCAAATGCCTGTCGCTGGTGCGCCTTACGGTCTCGGCATCCCTGGATCTAACGGTCACTTTCTCCAGGCGCTCTTGGGCGTGGACGGCGTACGTGTCACACCTGACAGAGCTAACGGCTTGCCAACTGTCGCTTTTTGTGTCGATAAGATCTCGTCGTTTGTGGCATCGCCGTCACATAGGATACAAGAGCAAACTGCTAACGGCAAGATCACGGCGATGGATCATGATCAGTATGATCTTATCTCACGCCGTCCTAATCATCGCATGACTCAAGTCTTATACGCTAAGACGTTAGTCGCTTTCATGTTGTTATGGGGTAATGGGTTGGCGCGCTTGGTACGTAACAAAAATGGTCGACCTGTCGAGTATCGTATCTGGCATCCTGGGGTGACAGAGATCAAGTTGTTCGAGGGTGTCATGTGGTATAAGAACCATCGTACGGGAGAGGTCGTGCATGAGGGTGACATGATAGATATCTGCGACACGGTTAGAGATCCATACACCTATCGAGGTAAGAGTCGTATCGCCTTAGCATATGACGTCTTTAAGGAGTCGCTTACATACAAAGCTTTCTCTCAAAAGTTCATCGAGAATGGTACTCATCTCGGTTATGCGGTCACCTACCCAGGTGGTGTGAAGCAAGAGCAAATCGATAAAGTCGAGGCGGTGCTTAATAGTAAAAAGAAGGGTATCCATAATGGAGGAGATAATCTAATCTTGGGCGGTGCTCCTGAGATTACAAAATTAGGCTTGCCGCTTAAGGACGCTCAGCTCTTAGAGACACTTGAAAAGCATAACACCGACATCGGTCTCATATTTGGTTTTAAGCCTGGGCAAGTCGGTCAACAAAAGGGCGAAAGCTTCAACAGTCTGGAGCAGTATAATATCGAGTTTCTACAATATCCGATCCTACCGATCGCAAAGATCTATATGCAAGAGCATACTCATAAGTTAATGAGGACGTCTAGCAAAGGTCGCTTTTGTATGGATATCGACTTTACCGATCTCATGAAAGGTAGTGTCAAGGATCGCACGGAGCTATATAGATCCATACGTCCAGCACTTACACTTAATCAAATACTGGAGCGCGAAGGGTACAACACTTTCGAGGGTGGTGATGTGCGCATCGCTGATCTCAATACGACAACCCTTGATCAACTCAAGAGGATCGAGCCTAAACCTGGCAGGACAGAAGACAAGATAAAGGAGCTTATCGCAGAGGCCATTAATGCAAATCTAAATCAAGAATCATGACACCAAACTTTGAGCGTAAAGCACTGATCAAGTCTATAGAGGATAATGCCAAGTCGCATTATGTCGGAGGTATCAACTTCGAGATTAAGCAAGCTAAAGAGGGTGAAGAGAAAGAGCAAGGTTCTCGCACTTTCGTTATGAGCAAAGAAGTACGTGATCGTCATGGTGATATCGTCATCCTCAAGGGTGGTCACCTCGATAATTATAACGCGAGTCCTGTCGTGCTGTCGATGCATGAGTCATCAAGAAGTTATAGAGATACTCAGCCGTATGATTGGGATCAGGTGCTTGGAAAAGGCTTTGCATATCTCAAGGATGGTGTCTTGTATAATGACATCTTATTTGAGCCTGAGGATATCAATCCGCTAGCTGCCAAGGTGGTTAAGAAAATCGACTTCGGATCGGTCCGAGCAGGATCGATCGGTTTCATGCCGCTTAAAGGTCACTGGGGTCAACAGGAAGACGGTGAGGATACTGGCACGTACTACATCACAGAGTGGGAGCTATGGGAGTTTTCGATAGTCGTGATCGGTAGTAATCCACAAGCTCTTATAGAGTCTAGCAAAAAGGCAACTTCTGAGCAACTGAATGACGAGGATCTCCAGGAGAAAAAAAATACAAATAAGGGAGCGACTGCCGTGCGGCTCGCTCATATTAATTCACTTACGTAAATACATATTTATTATGTTAAAACAACTTTTAGAAAAGCTCAAGCAGCTTAGAGAGAGCCGCGATGAGAAGAGCACAAAGCTCAAGGCCATCGGTGCCCTTGTCCTCAAGGAGGCTAGAGACTTTAAAGATGATGAGATCAAGGAAAATGAAACCTTGATCAAAGACATCCAGGGTATCGATGTGCAGATCGATGCTGTACAAAAGCAGGTCGCAGCAGCTCAGGAAGATATCAAGTCAAAGATGACTGATGTATCTCCTACAGTATTTGATACTGGTGGTGGTGAGAAGAAAGAGATCGGCAAGGTATTGAGTTCTTATAGTGTCGTTAAGGCGCTTCGGTCTCATGTAGACTCCAAGCCTCAAGAGGGTCTTGAAAAAGAAATGCAGACACAGGCAGAGTCAGAATTCAGAGATCTTGGCAAGTCTGTCGGAGGAGTTGGTATACCAGCCATGTTTGTGCAGAAAGCATCTGCTGGTATCTCGACTGGTATCGGTGGAGACACTATCGCGACTAATCTAAGCTCTGAGCTTATCGGTCCGCTAAGACCTCAGCTACATGTTGAGAAGTTAGGTGCAACGGTTATGGCTGGTCTTACATCTAATGTAGACATCGCTCGTATGACCGACCTGCTTAACGCCGCATGGGAAGGTGAATTTACGACAGCGCAAGAAACCGAGATCAAAACGGGTACGCTTTCAATCAAGCCTAAGAGAATGGCTTCGTATACCGTGATTGGCAAGCAGCTTTTGCTACAGTCTTCGCATGATGTTGAAGGTTGGGTGAGAAATGAGCTTGTGAATGGTCACTCTAGGTTGCTTGATTCGACCTATATCAATGGCTTCGCCAATGGTAATATCTCTATAGACGGACTAATGACTCTTGGTGGAACGAACATCATAGAGGCAGATCCTACAAATGGAGGTGCATTGACAGAAGCACTTGTGATCGACATGGAAACTGCGATCGCAGTTGAAAATGCTGATCTCGGATCTATGGCTTATTTGTCTACGCCAGGGTTGAGAGGCAAGGCCAAAAAGATCATCGTTGATAATGGCACGAATGTGCGATTGTACCATGATGGAAAGCTAAACGAGTACGCTCTTCACGCGACAACTCAGGTGCCAAATGATCTAACTAAAGGCTCAGATGCTGATAAACTACACGCTCTGATTTTTGGAGTGTTTAGCACGTCTATCATCGCACACTTTGGTGGGTATGATCTCACTGTCGATCCTTACACGCTGGCTGACAAAGCTCAGATCAAGATTGTTAACAATGCCTACCACGATATCGCTTTCAGATATGCAAAAGCTTTCTCTGTGTGTAAAGACATAGACATCACGAAAAACCCTACTCCGTAGTGAAGATGCAGTAGTAGTAGTTTTCATATTGAGTTTGTGGCACTCACCTTTCGGGGTGGGTGCTTGCAAGCTTCTTTATCTAAATTTTTCATTAATCAATATTAAAAATATCACGACTCATGAGTGAAGAAGAAAAAAAAGCAGCAGCAGATAAGGCAGCAGCAGATAAAGCAGCTAAGTCTAAAGGAAAAAAAGTAAAGGTGACTTTTCTGAAGTCTCCATCGGCAAAATACAAGCTCGCATATAGCGAGGGGCAAGTCGCGATGGTTGATAGTGATCTAGCCAAGGAGCTGATCAAAGAGAAGTACGCGAAGAAAGGTGCAGCAGTAGCTAAGTAGGAAAAGATGTTGACTCCATTTTCATATAAAGTCATCGGTGCTAGTCCTGTCTCATTGGATGAGGCGAAGAAGTGGTTTGTCGATATCCTCGATGAGGATAATGATATCGTCAATGATGTCATCCAGGCAGCCACTAAGCTGTATGAGGATGAGACAAGGATCATCACTCGCAAGAGTATCGGCATGATCAGTATGGCTAAGTGGCACGACTGCGTACATGTCGAGCATCGGCCTATATATGGAGTGGATAAGATAGAGTACTTCGTACCTGGAGAAGAAGTACCAAGCTCGCTTGGAACTGATCAGTATGCGATCACGGTCGATGGTCTGATAACGACTATCCATCTGGTGGGTGTCCAGGATATCCAGCTTAAGGAGATAGTGAGCCCAGTAAAGATCACTCTTGATGTAGGATATGATATAGGGGCCGATCAGGACGATCGAAAGACGCCTCATGATGCACGTGTGCTCATAAAAGGTATCGGTGCTCTATTCTATGAGTATCGTAACGGGCCACCTGAGAAGATGCTGGATGCAGCACTTAAGTATTTGTCTAGATATAGAGGCCCTGCCATAGCGTGATGAAGTCGAAGCTGTCAGGACATATCAACCCAGGTTCCTTGATCCATCGCCTTACCTATCAAGAGCAAGTGAGCGGTCGGACGGATACAGGCCATAGTCGAGCTGAGGAGTGGACCGATGTCATGAGTTTACGGGCTGCAAGGCATCAAGACCAAGGCGATCAAAAGATGATCGTCATGAAAGAGACAGAGGTGCAGGATGTACACTTTGTGCATCGGTATCGCAAGGGGATCAAACAAGATATGCGTGTCGTCGATGAGGATGGCGTGATCTATCAACTCCAGGGGTGGAGCGAGTTGGCTTCGCGGAGATATCTCAAGGTGACATTGAGACGTGTCGATCAAAGGATTACGACATAAGCTGACAGGCTGGTATGAGTGTGACGATGAGAGTGGACGCGGCGGATCTCGAAGATGTGATCCGCAAATATGACTCGATAGGCAAAGGAGTGAAGAGGGTCGATAAGCGGCACTTTAGACAGGCGGCACGGCCCTATATACTAGCGATGAAGATAAGGGCTCCACGGGCTGGTCAAGTTGTAAAAAGATATAACACACCGAAGCTATCAGGCAAGATCAGAGCGCCAAAAGGATCGGGTGTGGTAGTCGCGACATACTCTCCTGGTAACCTAGGGAAGTCCTTTGCTGATCTGAGGCTCAGGAGGGTAAAGAAAGCGATCGTCATCGGGCCTAACGCTCGAAGAAAAAATATAGCAGACGGGTACTATGCTCGGTTTGTAGAAGATAAAAAACCATTTGCGAAAGCGATATGGTCTGCGTCAAGGCCGATAGTGCTGAGGCGATTAGTTAAGATATATCAAAAGAGAATTAATGAGGCAATACGGTAAAGTCACTTATCACATCCTAAGTAACGACACGGCTCTAGTGGAGATGGTCGGTATGGATAATGCTGAGAAGGGTCCAAAGATCTATCCTGTCAATATACCAGAGGGTGAGAGCTTTCCAGGCATCGCGTACACGAAGTCGGTAGAGCCACGTGATGTGAAGAGATTGCCAACTGCTCATAAGGTAACGATGGGTACGATCATCGTCTATGCGATGCACCAGGATCTCGATAAGTGTGAAGACATGATCGAGAGGTGTGAAGAGATAATGACAGTCAGGGGCACTCAGGAGGTAGCAGGCGTACTTGTGAAGTCCTTGAGTTGGCTAGGTCGTGATCAAGAGGTGTATGATGCCACGGTGGACGCATACATGATCGCAAGCCGCTTTTATATAATGATCTAAAAAAGTAAGAGATGAGTCTTAGAATGCTAGTAGTTAAAAAGATAAAGTATCGCGGTCAGCCGCTTACGCCTGGGCGTTTGCTCAGGATCGAGCATGATGGCATACCGTACTTCCAAAAGAAGTATAAAGCTAACGTCAAATTTTGGATGAACTGGCCAAAAAAACCTGAGATCTTTCTTGGCGAAGAAGTCGTCGAAGTGCCTGTCGAGTCAGATAAAGAAGAGTAACACGATTAATTAATATATAAACTTATAGTTATGGCAACAGAAGGAGCAATCACGGTCGATCAAATGTATCTGACTTTTAGTGATGCTGAAGGTAATCCACATGTGGTCGCGGCATGCGAAACTGATGCGTCCTTAAATATCACAGCGGATACCATCGAGCAAGATTGTAAAGACACTGCGGGTGCAGCGTCGTACAAGAAAGGGAAAGTCAGATGGAGCGCTTCGGGTGCTGCGGACTTTGCTTTCGATAGTGCCTTTGGGTACAAACAATTTTATGACAAGATCGTCGACGGTGATGCAAAGATGCAGCTTCGTATGACGACGGGCAGTACCGAGGCTGGTGACTTCTATATCGAAGGGAGTGCACTCGCAACAACACTCAATCTCGCGTCTCCTGGCGGAAGCAACGCGCTAGTGACGTGGTCTTTCGAGATGCTTGGTATCGGCAAGCCTGCTATGACGGTCCTCACTTAACACACAAAAACTTAGATATGCAAAACTCAATAACACTACAAGACAAAGAGTACCCTATAGCCTATAACATGTATAGGCTTGGGGTCTTCTTTCGTAAGAAAAAGCTCACGCTCCAGGACGGTCTTGCCGCGCTGGATAGTGATATCGTGATGATGTTTGAAATCCTCACGGACATGCTAAATATCGGAGCGAAGAAAAACAAGACGAATAAAATCTTTAAGGTCGATGAGGTCGGCGATATGGTCGGGTCGGATCTTGAACTGATCGCTGAGGCTCTAGCGAGTTTCTTGCCTGGAGCTGAGAGTGATGATGATGAGCCAAAGCAAACGGAGGCGGTGGGGAAGGTGAAGAAAAGAAAATAGCTTTTGACTTCGATGATCTCAAGCGGGTCTGTCTTGGTCGGCTGAGGATAAGCGTCTCAGATTATAATGAGATGACTTTGCGCGAGGTGTTTCTCGCTATACAGGGATATGAGCAGCATGAAAGTGCGGCTGATGAAAGGGCGAAGATGATCGCTTACTTCTCTGCTGTGATGCACACAGATAAAAAGGGACGTCGGGATCTTGCCAAGTTGTTTTTCAAGCAAGTATCAAAGCGTAAGAAGTTATCGATGGAGGAAGCTCTGAAGAAAACTGAAGAGAACAAAAAGAAGATGGAAGCCATCATTAAAAAATTAAAGCAGAATGTCAACAAAGTTAGCTGACCTTAATGTCCGTATCGGTGCAAGTCTCAAGGGGCTCGATCGGGGGCTTGGTCGTGCTCGAAAAAAGATGCGCAACTTCGCCAAGCAGACGGGGGCGATCGCTAACACAATCAACAAGGTATTCACCAGGGCTTTTGTGGCTGTGGGGCTGGCAGGGTCCAAGTTGTTCCTGGATGTAGGTAAGAACTTCACCAAGATCGAGAACTTGGTAGGTGTCACAGGTAAGGTTCTCGATGGATTCAAAAAAGGTATTCGGTCGATTAGCAATACTGTAGGGATATCTCAGGCAAAATTGAGCGATGCGCTTTTTACTGTCACTTCTGCTGGCTTGCGAGGAGCGGAAGCTCTTAAAGTTCTGATGGCGTCTGCAAAAGGATCTGTTGTGGGTCTTGGCAGTGTTAAAGAGATCGCACGAGCAACAACCGCTGTGCTTCAGGCATACGGCAAGGAGAATATCACAGCATCCCAAGCGGCGAACGTCCTCTTTAATACGATCAAAGAGGGCAATCTTGAGGCTTCGGATCTCGCCCCTCAGCTCGGCAAAGTTATCGGAGTAGGAGCCAAAATGAAAGTAACGTTTGCTGAGATAGGTGCTAATATCGCAACCTTTACGAGGTTAGGGGTAGACAGTGCAACAGCGGTTACAGGTCTTACGGCAACTCTGACTAACTTTCTAAAGCCTACCGAGCAAACTCGTAAGTTGCTTGCGAGTGTAGGACTCACTGCTGAAGATGTCAGAAAGTCGATCGCCGAAGACGGCCTTGCGAAGACCCTAGCTACTCTGATGCAGCACTTCGATGGGAATATGGATGCGATCGGTCAGCTTATTCCTAATGTGCGAGCACTCAGGTCTGTACTAGGTGTCACGGGAAGTCAAACAGAGGAGTATCAAAGAATAGTCCAGGCGTTATCTACGGATACGGAGGGATTAAGTAAGGCATTTGCAAAAGCGTCAGAATCTGATGGAGTGAAGCTTCAGAAAGCTATGGTCAAGCTGCAAAATGCTGCTATCAAGCTAGGAGCTATCATCGTGCCAGTGGTTGTGAGGATCGCTGATAAGATCGGTATGTGGGCGACTCGCTTCGAGCAGCTCGATAAGGCGACTCAGAACAGTATCGTTAAGACGGCTGCATGGATATCTGGCATAGGCATAGGGCTCAAGATTATATCTTCTGGAGTGACTACGCTATCGACGATGGTCGGTGTGGTGAAGTCTCTTGCGAAGTCAAAAATATTACTCACAGGAGTCACGGCTGCTCTTAATGCTGTGATGAATGCTAATCCTGTCTTACTTATAGTAACGGGTATAGGCTTGCTCATCACGGCCTTGGTGACAGCGTATAAAAAGAGTGCGAAGTTTCGTGCAGTGCTGGCAGGGCTGGGAGCATTTGCAAAAGAGTTATTTGGAGTGATCAAAGAGGCTGTCGGATCTTTTGTTGATGGGTGGAATGAGATCAAGGACGGTAATATCACGGCAGGTCTTAAGAAATTTGGTGAAGGCCTAGTGAAGTCTAATCCGCTCAGTATCGCTATCACTCAAGGTAAGCGGCTTGGTGATTCATTTACCCAGGCATATAGGAAGTCTCTTGCAGGTGATGCGATAGATCAAGCTAATCAGCAGATCGCAGATAGCTTTGGTGGGGTTGGTTCAACAGTGAGCGTGCCTACTGTGGTGACTCCGACGATCGTACCAGGAGACACGGGAAGTGTAACTAGTATGCTACAGGATAAGTTATCTGAGATAGTAGAGGGTGAAGGTGAAGTGATCGAGGTGAAACCAAAGATCGCTATAAGCATCCTAGATAAGATACCTGGTAAGCTCGAAGTGATCTCCTCTACATACAAAGGCTTGAAAGATGTCGCTGTGTCAGCGATGGATAAACTGAAGGAAAAGCACGAGTCTTGGCTAGAGAAGGTCAAAGCGTCTAATACTGTTTTTCTGGATCTCAAGGATATGATCAACGGTACGCTATCTGAAGTGGTCAGCGGTGTTGCTTCGGCATTTGGATCTATCCTGTCAGGGGCCAGTAATGTCTCTGGTATAGGCCAGGCTATACTCTTGCCTATTCTTAATATGATGGAGCAGCTCGGGAAGCTGGCTATAGCTTCTGGTATCGCCATCAAGGGTATCCGTGCAGCTTTTAAGTCGCTTAATCCTGTTGTGGCGATCGCTGGAGGAGCGGCGCTAATTGCTTTGTCAAGATTCATCAAAGGGAAGATCTCATCTAGTGTGCCGAAGCTTGCGAGAGGTGGTCTTGCGATCGGTGAGCAGCTTGTCACAGTTGGAGATAATCAAAGCGGTCGAGAGGCCATCATACCTTTCGAGCGCATGGGTGAGTTTATGAACATGATGCCAGGTAAGCAAGGTGACTCCGATCCTCAAAAATTCATATTTGAGTTTGCTGGTGGTGCGCTTCGGACACAACTTGAGCAAGATAATTACTTCACTAATCGCACGAGGTAGATCATGGCCTTGCGGTTATATACAGAGATACCAGATGAGATCGGATCTAAGATGATCCGTATAGAGGTGTACGACACTGAGTACAGTGGTGATCCTATAGAGATCGATACTCAAGGTGGTGGTGTGTCTTACAAGGATGTAGGTGCTAGCAACTTAGATAGACCTCGCATCGTGCCAAGGACGGCACAAGTTATTATGTTAGTGGATGTCCAGGATGTCGCACATAAAGCATTTGTCGATGACCTTCGTCTTAGTGATGAAGGGCGCTTTTTCCTAAAGACTTTACACGGCGGTACTACCGAGTTCATCGGCATGATCCTAGTCGAACAAAACGAAGTAGAGTCGTCAGCTAATCTTCATATCAAGTATACGATCGGTGCGACAGATGGATTGACTCTGATGAAGAACAAGCCATATCTCGCAGCTCAAGGGCAACCGTATATCGACCAGGAGCTTGATGGTCATCTGCATGTTAACGCAACATTGTTAGCGAGTGTGATATTAGATGCTGATGGTCAAGGATCAAAACGAGATCTATGGCATACCGTCACAGATAATGTCGGTGGTCACTTCGACCCTGCTACGGGTGTGTACAGTGGATATCAAGGCAAGGTCGATGTGTCTATCTTTATGGATATCATAGGTGAGCACGACGACTTTCAGGTGCGTAACAGTGGGCCGCTTATGGGTAAGCTGATAAAGATCAAAGATGATAACTCAACGATCACTGAGACAGTAATCGAAGAGGTGGAAGTCGAGTTTGATCAGCCTCTTGGTCAACGTCGAATCATACGAATCAATCAAGCGGGGATATCTCTGGATATCGGCGAATCACTTGTCTGCGAATTATCATGGGATCTTCGGACTAAGACAGATCTCGGCCTTCAGGTGAATAGCTTTTGGTCTATCAAAGTGGATCAATCTGCAAGTGTAAAAAATATATATGCGTCACTTTTTGCGCATGTGGGGAGGCTTTTCGGTCAACTTCCGACGCGAGATTTTTATGAATCTGATGAGGAGTTTTATGGCATACTGGTGCCTTGGACTGAAGAGAATCAAGGATCTGTAAGAGGTGAGAATTATATCGGCATCCCGTATAACGCTTTCACAAAAGATGTCGCGGCGTCGCCTCCGAGTGTGCTGTCTGTGTATGATGCGCTCGCAGAAATCGCTAAGCTGTTAGGTGGGTTTGTGAGGTATCGGCAGGGTCACTATGAGATCGTGCCTTACTTTGATGTATCGACACGTCATCGGTATGATAGGCATGACGCTTATCTAGGGTCGGTCACGAATGATTTTAATACTGATGTGGTGTGTGTGGGGTCCGCGACTGAAGGTGCCTTGCCTCCGATCGGTGAAGCCAAGATTACATTTGATCGACAGGGTAGTCTTAATCTTTTATCAGGCGCTATAGGACGGATCAAAGAGCCTGGATATACATACTCGCGAAGTGTGAATCTGGTTAATGAGGCTCTATACTTGACAGTATCAATACGCTTGCTCGGTGAGCAAAGTAATACGCCGAATTATGACGCGATCTATCCTGTTAGGCGAAGTATCCATCGGCATGTATTTGAGGCATCGCTTAAGATAGGTGACTACGTGTATATCTATAATCAAGATCCTGACGGGCCGCTCCTGGATATCATCTATAATATACCTGAGTTTACTCCAGTAGATCAGAAGATCACTTTGTATGCAAAGCCACAGGAACCGACAGATCTCATACATGATTTGGTGTTGACATATTCGTTACCACCTGTCACCTATAGCGGCGACCTTGAGTTTTCCTTGCGATATAAAGATACGATCACACCGTCTGGCACGGTGGTAGTACCTGAGCCACTAAATTATGAAGTGCTGGGAGTCTTGCTGAGACGATTCTCAGATGGTGACTTAGATAAGATATACAGCGAGCGTATCGTCGCACAGGTCTCTAATCAGAATAATAGCTTTGAGGCAGATGATACGATCATCGCATCTGATCTGTGGGAGTTAGAAAATGATCCAGGTGCAATCATGGTGCACAATGGTAGCGAGTTTGTCAAGTCGGGTCTATGGAGTGGCACCAGCTTGCAAATGCAAATCGCTAGATGGTTAGCTGCCAGGCAACAAAGATCAGCGGACTTGTATAACGGTTCTTTTAGAACATTTTCGGCTCAATCTTTTGATATCGAGCACGACGGTCGACAGTGGGTCTATCTTGCTGGAGACTATAACGCTGGAACTGGCATCCTTCGCGGACAGTGGGTCGAGGATATGCCTCTCGATATCGGTACACGGATGGATCAGCAGATATATACTGAGGCGCAAGGCGATACGCAGCAGACGCAGAGTATAAACGGCCTATCGAAAGCACCTGTCTCGGATAGCGCGCCTACTTCTGAAGGTAGCGAGATCAAGAATTACTATCACTATGTGAAGGGTATAGATACAGATACTATTGTTATGCCACCCGAAAAGCCGTTGCCTCTGGAGGGGTTTGATGAGGATGTGTATATCCGTGCTTTTCTAGGATCGATGAGAGGGTCGGCAAATATCATCTACAGATCTACGCCAATGAATCCTTCGCAATTTACTCGACATCCTTCTGTGGATAATGCTATACAATTATACAGAGCAGCTCGTCCAGGAGATGAGTACTTTTTTATATGGATTAGATAGGTATATAAATCAATTATTATGAATAAAGAAAAGACAGGTTATGCCGACCGATCAGTTAACAACATGGCAACAGACAAGCTTAAGCAGATGAAAGCTGAAGGCAACAAAAAAAATGAAACCAATGAGCACCAAGGCAAAGAGCATCAAGGCAAATAGGCTTGCTGCGCCTCTTAAAAAAATGAAGCTAAGAGGTGCGGACCCTACAGGAGCGGGCTGGTTTGGCGCGAAACGTGGCAGACGAAGACATAAAGGCTTGGATCTTGTGGCGTCTCCAGGAACTGAAGTGATGAGCCCTATAAGTGGCGAGGTAACAAAGTTGGGTTTTGCATATCGCGACAACTACGATATCCGATATGTCGAGGTTACTGGTGAGATGTATAGAGTGCGGCTTTTTTATGTCCAGCCGAGTGTCACGGTTGGGGATCGAATCTTTACAGGTGATCGAGTTGGATATGCTCAAGATATCGCGTCTCACTGGAACTCAGCTATGATCAATCACATACACTTAGAGGTGTACAAGTATACACTCTTGACCGATCCTGAGCCACTGGTGTTTTGATTAGCTTTTCAACTGTCAAATAATGCGTCTTGCGCACCTCGCGGGAGGCTTGCGGCCTTGTCCCTTGGGACGTGGCACGAGGCGTGTGTAAGAGGCATCAAGGCCCGCTTGTGGGCCTTGTTATCTTAACATTTGTTAACCTAATCTCTGAGTAACGTGTAGGCTAATTGGTTCCGCTGGATACATGAGCGATCATTGTATCCATGAAGAAATTAAACTTGGCTGGTGGGGCCATTTTCATCTTTGCGCTCTTGGTCATGGTGACATGTCCAGGAGCGTTATTCTCACAGACATATCCTGATAACATCGAAGCGACTCCGATCGCTGATCATGTAGATAGCTTGCGGATACTCGCAGCTAAAACAGATGGGGACTTTTATCATCACCATAATATCAAGATACCAACGGCTCAAGTGTTGTCATTTACAAATGACACACTCTATCTCACAGATGGTGGTTATGTCTATCTCGGTGGATATACACCAGTTGAGGCGTCAGATGACCAACAGATCACAGACTTTTCATTTGATCCAGGCTCGCAACAATTTAGTTTTTCACTAGAAAATGGAGGTGCAGTCTCTGTCTCTTTAGCCTCACTTGAGGAAAGACTTATCCTAAGCGGCAATAGTCTGAATATCATTGGTTCTAGTGGTGCCGCTATAGACCTGTCGCCATATCTAGATAACTCAGATGATCAGCAGCTAACAGACTTGTCTTATAGTAACGGCGTACTTACTGTGGAGCTGGAAGATGGAGGTGCGCTATCTGTTAACACGCAAGATGCTGAGGTAGATCCGATCTTCTCATCGAGTCCATCGGCAAGCATAACGAATGCGGATATAGCGAACTGGAATAATGATGAGGTGGATGATACTGATGCAGATCCAGGTAATGAGTTAGATCCAATAGAGTTCTTGCAGACAGCGAGTAATAATGTGTTGGCTAATGGTGGAAATGATAATGTCAACCAAGGGAAAAATGTTGTCATAGAGTACTACATAGACAGCACCATTACGGCGGTAGGGTTTGCAGCAGGGGCTGGTACAGATGATCAGAAACTTACACTGATAGATGGAGTTCTATCATTAGAAGATGGTGGAAGTCCTATCGACTTAACAGAGGTGGTGGCATCTTCAGAAAGTGGATGTGTTGAGGTTGATGTCTCAACACAGTCATACGTCAGTCCAATAGATCTGCCAGGCGATCCAGACAAAAGAAGTATTTACATAAATGGTGACTTGTGTACAGAAAGATTAACTCTTTCCAGGGTCCTCCATGTTTCAATTAATTCAACAACAAATAATGTCACATTTTATGAAGCTCTTGAAAACGATCGCGTTTCTTTTTGTCGCAATTAGTGGGTGGTCACAAGCTACACCGCCTCCTCCGCCAGATACCATTAGAGTTGAAGTCAAGTATCAAGGTTCTGCCTTAGATGGAAATTCGCTTGTTGATTCAACTGAGATGGCTAATGCAATTGCTAATGCTATACTAGGAGTGATTCATCCACCAACAGATTTGAATTTGAATGGTAATGTTTTGGAAAGTTCTACAGGGTCTGATGCCGACCTAAGCAGCTTACTAGGTAGTGGAGATAACGTCTATAATGCCAGTGGTACTTTGACCGCTACGAGAGTTATACAGACATCGGGATTCCCGTTCACTCTCAGGCATGACGATACAGAACCCGTTTTGCAATTCAGATCGTCACCTCAAAATGTCGCAGAGGCTCCAATGGGCGCGCTAGAGTGGTACAACTTAGATGGAAACGGGACAGGTCCAAGTGTCCAAGCTCGAATAATAGGAGAGTCAGCGTTAAACGGTGGCGGCGGTATACATCTCAAATTTTTTACAGATAATAGTAGTACAGGACTTCAAGAAAGGTTTAGGATACATAACGCATATACTCAATCCTTTCAAGATCATATAGTTAGTGAAAACATAGGGGTCGGGACTTCCAATCCGTTAGTACGTGGAGATTTTAGGGCCACCATAAATGATGGTAACGAAGTAGTATTAAGGGCTTCAGAATTAAACGTGTTAGGTCGAATAGAATTAGGTGTAGAAGAGGGCAGCGGATACATAGAGGGGTATTCTACAGGCGGCGGCGATAGGCTCAAATTATCTACGCACGGCGGCGACCAATACATAGACCCAGTAACAGAAAGCCGATATGGTTTTAATTCTAATGCACCTGCAAGCACTTTTGACATAGGCGAATTTGAAGGGGCGGTATTAACGTTGCACCGTTCGGATAATTCTACTTCGCCGGGCAATCTCTTAGGGGCTATAAACTTTGACAATACAGACGGGGGTATAAGTACGGTAGATGCTTCAGCGAGTATTCGCGCCCACGCTATAGAATCACAGGGCGTAGGCGATAAAGGTGCGAGCTTGTCTTTCTTTGTGAAACCGCAAAACAGAAACAGCGACGAACCTTCAGTAGAGGTCATGAAATTAGATCAGAACGGAAAAATAAATATAGGACAAAACGCTTTGACAGATGCCATGCTGATCACTAAAAACGTAGGTAATAATTCCAGCCAAGAAGGGCTATACATAGATCAAAACGCATCGCATACGTCTGCATTAACTGGAAACCGAACACACAGAGGCATGTTTATAGATTACGATGCGGTATCAGTAGACGAAGGCACTAGAAATCTGACTATTTATAATTTAGAATCTCAGATAATGTTATCGGGGGCTAACGCTACAGGAGCAAACAACGTGAGAAACTACACAGGGTTAATTAGAAATGACGCACCTTCAGGCATAATAGACAACGCTTATAGTTTCTACGCATGGGTTAATCAAGATGATGCAGGAAGCACTACTAATAATGCGCACGGGTACTATTCAAGATTAGACAGAGACAACGGTACAGCAATTAATGGGTACTTATATAGGGGGGTATTTCAAGGGACCTGGACAGGCGATAAATGGGGCGTCCATATGCTGGGAGAAACTAAAAATTATTTTTCTGGGAGCGTAGGTATAAATGAAACTGAACCCGAAGAAAGATTACATGTTAACGGGAACATAAAAGCGTCAGGGTCTTTTATTGGAGACGGCTCACAACTTACAGGGGTAAGTGACGATCAACAATTAAGTATTAGTGGTAATACTATATCACTAGAGAATGGAGGAGATGTCACCTTACCTACAGCTACTGTCGAAGCAAGGATTCCTTTCCCATATAATGCAGGTTTTGGTAATGGTGGTGGTGGAAACTTCACGGATGCCACGTACTATAAGCACAGTGAGAGGGTATACTTAGAAGGATTTATTGGTGTGCCAGGTGGGCCAGGAATGAGTATTAACACGGACATAGGTGTTCTTCCAGTAGGATATCGACCGCAGCAACAAATGACTTTTGCAACTTCTACTGGGAATGCAGATTTTATCCATACAATAAGAGTCTTTCCTGATGGACGGGTAACGTATGTGGGTTCTAATCAGTCTCTTGATCCGCTTTTTGTATGCATAGATAATTTATCGTTCAGGATATAGCCGATTGATGCTATAAGTAAGTATTTCAAATATTATAAACCTATATCATTGATGGAAGGAATAAAAAGAAAGTGCGCATATGGAGTTTGCTTAATGCTCTTTCTGTTTGTCGGATTAGAATCGGCTTATTCGCAAGATGGTCAACCAGGGCCAAAGCAGTTCAAATATCCAGACAGTTCAAATATGGCTCCGATATCTGGGACTCATCCAGATGGGAGGCTAACGTACACAAAACTGGATACCCTGATCAGGATACATCAAACGAGTGATTCTAATTTCGTATTCCATAACAGGAGTGACCTGATAGTCGTGGAAGTAATAGGAGATGTTCCAGCATCGGTAATCACAGGAGGGACACAATTGATCTATCCAAAGCAAGACTCTTTGTGCTTGACTAATGGAGGATGTGTAAAGATATCTGCACAAGATGATCAAGAGGTGACAGATCTTAGCTTAAGTGGTAATGAATTATCTATCACATTGGAAAATGGGAATACTGCTACAGTGGATCTTTCTTCACTTGATACTCAGGATGATCAGTTGTTTACACTATTGGGATTGACAGGCGATCTGTTGACGATAGCAATAGAGAGTGGTAATGAGTTGAGCCTTGATTTATCGGACATCGATAATCAAACGATATCGGATTTCACATTGACAAACGATGTTTTGTCAATAACTATAGATGGAGGAAATACAAAAACGGTCTCTCTAGCAGGTGTAACAGGTCCGCAGGGGCCACCTGGAGAGAATGGTGAAGATGGTGCAGATGGCGAGAATGGTATTGGTATATCTAGTGTTGAAAACAATGGAGATGGAACATTGACAGTCAACTTTGATGATGGGTCTGATTTCATTACTGCCGACTTCACAGGTCCACAAGGTGCAATAGGTCTGCAAGGCGCAACAGGACTTCAAGGGGTTCCAGGAGTCAAAGGTGATCAAGGTGACCAAGGCGTGCAGGGTGCTCCTGGTAGTCAAGGGTTAACAGGTCCAGAAGGTCCACAAGGTGCGCAAGGTCCAATCGGTCCAGAAGGGCCAGTTGGTCAAGATGGGACGAGCTATACAATTATAGATCAGTTAAGTGCGGTTGGAGATTTGCCGAATTGTAATTCCACTTCATTGCAAGATGCTTATCAAGTCAATGGTGATATATGGTATTGTAACGGGTCGTCGTGGATCAATCTCGGTCCAATACAAGGTCCACCAGGTGCGGACGGCGCAGCGGGTCCGCAAGGACCGCAAGGTCCAACTGGAGCGACAGGAGCTCAAGGGGCTACAGGAGCCACGGGTGCGCAGGGTCCGCAAGGAGTTCAGGGTTTGCCAGGAGCTGACGGCGAAGATGGTGAAGATGGCGCGCAAGGTGCTACAGGAGCCACGGGTGCAGCAGGCGCAAACGGTAGTGCGATATATAATGTATCAAATATTCCTCCGATATCACTTGGTGTCAATGGCGATTGGGCAATAATGAATAACGCACCATATTTTTTCTATCAAAAGATTGGAAGTAATTGGAGTAACGAGGGAAGCTTGCAGGGTGGTGTCGGCGCAACAGGCGCTACAGGAGCTACAGGTGCAACGGGAGCACAAGGTGCTCAAGGTGTTCAGGGTGTGGCAGGAGAAGACGGCGAAGATGGTGCGGCATCAATATGGCATACTGGAGTAGGATCTCCAGCAAATGCATTAGGTAATATCTCTGATATGTATCTCGACGAGGTAAGTGGTAATGTGTGGAGAAAGTTTTTTAGTGGATGGGTCCAGGAAGGAAATATAAAAGGCGCTACTGGAGCTCAGGGTCCAGTCGGTCCAGAAGGTCCGCAAGGAGCTACAGGTGCTACAGGTGCTACAGGTGCGCAAGGTGTACAAGGCGCACAAGGTCCGCCAGGTGTAGTGCCTGATCCTTTATCTGTAAACAATTTAACTGCAACTAATGCAACTCTTGGTCAAGTATCAATAAGTGATCTGAATAATATTAGCTCTGTGCGTTTTGGTGTACAGGCATTAGGGGTGTGTAATAGTGCTACAAGTGGAACTTTAAGGCGAAGCGGTAATAATCTTTTTTGGTGTAACGGTTCCAATTGGCAGCAATTGAATTAATTCTATAAAATGGAGAAAGAAATATCAGCGACAATAATTCAGATTATAACTGAGCAGATAAGGCAAAATGGAATTTCTCTGGTTTTAGTTTGTCTTGCGGTTTGGTATTTGCACGGTCGTCAAGAGATGCTTGAGACAAAGGTAGATGACTGTAATGCAGAGGTTATACGAATCCTTACTGAGGATAGGGTCGATCTCAAGAATGTCATTCAGGAACACACCAAGATTATGAATAAGTATTATCAAACAGTTGATTAAAAAGGTGTAATGAAAAGAATTATCACAATCAGTGTTTTTGCCTTCTTAAGCGTCTGTCTTTACAGTCAGATTGCAGAATGTGCAATTATGATGCCTGAAGGGGTGACCGCTCAGCATGTGCTAATTGAAAATAAGATACACGATCCATTTGCAGAAATAGAGATTGAGGTAGTCACGCAAGATGCGGATCTGGGTGATGCGTTTCAACATTTAAAGTGTCTGGACTCGCTAGATGGCATGATTGGTATGGATTTCAACTACAGCCTCAAGAAAGATTATGAATTTGAAAAAGATGCTCCAGTATCGAAAAGAGCATACAATGTGAAGACGCTCACATTCTTTGACAACTTGCCATCCGCTAGCTACCTGGGCACTGATTCTAATTTGATACCAAAAGATCAATGGACTATTAATTTGAATAGATGGGAAGATGGTTGCAAGCTTGCACATCATGAAGGGTTTCATTGTCTCTGTGCAAGGCAGCATGAGCATGATCATTACTTAAGGAATTTTGATCTTGACACAAACTGGATTTATAAAGTATACATGCCTAGCGCCGGACTAACTAGAGGTGTTACGAATGCAATATGGATGAATCATCTTCGTCGATCTGGTTATATTTATTCGGACTCGGTAGATTATAAGTCAATCATGTTTTATCCTTTTCCTAAAGAGGGCTTCAAAAGCGGCATAGGCTATGGTATCAATAACAAGGAAATGTCAAAAGGAGATCTAGAGACCTGGAGTTTAGTCAGTCCGCGCGCTCAGATTTTCCAAGAATATCCATATCTGGAAGATGTGGAAGGATGTGTGTATGAGGAGATGTTGCAAGGTGTCCATAAAATGATTCTAGTGGATGATGAGGCATTGTATTTTGACGGCGTCTTTTATGGTAAACGGGAAAAGGGATTTATGAGATCGTTTTACAAGCTGCAAGATTATAAAGAATCGCTTAAGTACGATTGTAATGCGTCAAGCAACGATAACATAATTTACATACATGGTATTAACCAAGATCGCACGGAGCATCTTGTTAAGATTTTGAATGAGTTTGGCTATCCATATGACATAGGCAACTAATGGCGCGAGTGGAGATATTCAAAGATACGAGCGTCCTGGTAAACGGGCCTATTGAAAAACTCAACCTTGATAGGTTTGGTCAAGACGGAGTAGATTATTTTCTCATCGGCGACAAAGCCGTATCGGTTCCTTTTTGGATGATGCTAGACTTCGATCTCGATCTTAATGAGTATAAGTTAGTCATCGATTCTCAAATAGATGTGTACTATCTATCAGCCACAAGATTTAGACGTTAATAAATGTGACCTAGGTTGTAGCTTACTTGGAAATATGACTAATAGTACTAATGTTTGCTTAGTAGTTAATTACTAACGTAAATCATTAGTTATGAATATCATTTTTCTATTAGTCGTGATCAGCTTCACGGCTATTCTTTTCTTAAGGAACAGACAAAAAGGTCTCTCTACAAAGTCGGTCGGCCTGGAAAAGGTTAAGATCTTTCTTATTAAGACCGTTATGCCAGTTCTTGCGGTTTTTGCAGGATCCAGTTTTATACCTTTCCTGAGCGAGATTACACAATCGCTTGATGTTGTAATACCAGTGTTGGACATTGTCAGCGACGATATAAAGAAATATGTTGCTATAGCATTGTCTTTGGCTGAGATTTGGCGAGCAGGAGCAAAAGAGGCCGCTTTTAGAGTAAAGGCAAACTTGAATGCGGCTTATGATGCAACTGACTTGGATGTGAAGACTAAAAGCACTCCAGGTTTTAAGATTTCTACTTCGGGTAACGACGATTATCTTTTATAATGCTGAATACTCCAAAAGTACAACTCGGTGAAGCTTTGACCTTTCCAAGTTCTACAGGCAAGATTTATGATCAAGGTGCTCAGTTGAGCGGAGTGCCATCGGTCCAGGCTTTGTATAACTTGAAAGGTCAAGGCTTTGAGTATATTATTGCAGATAATGGCAGTAATCCACACTCAAATCTAGAAACTGAAAGTGTTGAGGCTTACGGGTATCGCAACACGAACACTCATGATGGTCATGGTAATTTGACGCAAGGAATTTTGAATATGCAAGGCAATCCGATGACGGGTGTCGTGCCTGATGCAAAATGTCACCAGCGCAAGTTTATCGGCTTCTCTGGAGGTTCCTATTATGATTTTAATTCCATTTGTAAAGAAGCCCTAGCATACACCTTAAGTGAGCGAACTGCGGGTCGTCGTGGCATTACACATATCAATGGATCATTTGGCGGGCCTCCTGATCAAAAGAATGTAGAATTAGAAGCTACACTTGAAGAATTAAAAAAATATAATATCAAGGTGTTTCTTGCGTCAGGTAATGAGTACAAGACGCAGTCGTTGTCATATCCAGGCTTTTTGTCTTCTGTGTTTGGGATAGGTGCTATCAGTTTTGATCAAGAGCACGCTCTTTTCTCAAATGGGTCTGATGATATAGATTTTGTCGCTTGGGGTGTGGGTGTAGTGTCTACAGATCAAGACAATTCTCATCGCCCTTGGCAAGGAACAAGCGCGGCATGTCCTTATGCTATGGCGTTGGCCATTCTAATCGATCAGCATTATTTCAATCTTTTCGGAAGGTTAACAACTTGGTCGGAATTGTATTCGATTCTTATGTACTACGCCGACGATCTTGGAGCGCTCGGCTTTGATGTTAAGTATGGTCACGGATTAGTTAACTTAAAAGCGATCGAGGATGATTTTAAAGGTTGGTGTGATGAGCTTGGTTACGATCCAGCTATACATGACCCTGTTGTCATTGAAGAACCCGTACCTCCTGTAAATGAGGTAGAAAGTGTAAAAGAGTCTTGCCTTTCTAAACTCAACAAGTATTTCAATCCTGAGATATGAGAAAGCTATTGTGTATCGGCATATTATTGTCTTTGTCTTTCGGTATGAAGGCACAAAGTTATAGGCTTGAGATTGAGGTAGATCAATCTCAAGTTTCGCAGTTTATTGAGTACATGACCGATAAAGATGTGTCATATAGATTTAAAGACAAGCCAAAGTATATAGAGCAGGACGGCAAGATTTATGTGCCAGGCAATGAGGCGTATGATACTCAGGTGCAGTCATGGAGTGCGGCGGTTTCCTTTCTACCTCTTTTGTTGAAATTAATAGACTCGTTTACAGGAGAAGACGTAGATGATAGCATTAAGTATGTAGATGATAAGCTCAAGGTTTTTAAGCGTTCTAATCGTGCCTTGAAGCGCAACAAGATCGATCAAGATCAGTGGTCGGTAATTCAATTAGATCTCACTAATAATAACTGATGCCAACAATCGAAAGCAATGGTCGTCGCTACTGGCAATCGCAGCCTAATGAATACAGATCTCATAAAGCGCCTAACATGGCGTTTTATAATTCGACAGCATGGCGTAAGCTTAGAGCTTTGAAGATCGAAACCGATCCCTTGTGTGAGCTGTGCCTCTTGGATGGCGTGTTAAGCGAAGGGAAGTATGTTGATCACACGCATCGTATTAACAAAGGAGGTAGGCTTTTGCCTGGTCTCGATGAACTAAAAACATTGTGTGTCACTTGTGATGCTAGGAAGCGACAGAAAGAGAGTCGAGAGGTGGGGGGTGCTATATCCTGTGATGCGCAAACGTCAACAACGCAGCCCAAGTCGAAAAGACACGCTGTCAATGTTTTGGGTAAGGGGGGGTAAGCATGAAGAGGAAAAGCAAAGAACTAAAGAAGATCCAAGGCACGGATCGTGGAGATCGAGATAGAGGTGTCGTTCTGAAATTTGAGGGTGACATACCAGATCCAGTTATCAAGCTTCGGAAGGTTGCAAAGGATTGGTATTATGTGATTTGTGATCACCTTATCGAGGTCGATGGTTTCTTGTCGCCTGATGCGCTCACGGTTGCCCAATTTTGCAAAGCTCTGGATTTATACATCCAGGTTGCTAACCGACTTAAAACAGGCTCTGACTGTATTCAAACTTTCAAAAATGGAGCAAGCAATATAAGTGGTGACTTCACATCGTTCTCAAAATTATCGACGATGCTTCGAGAGCTTGGTCCACAGATAGGTATTGGCATCAAATCAAGACAAAATGTATCTCAATTTGTTAGCAATCAACTTACGCTAAACCTTGGCGGCAATGATGAATGGCAGGAGCTCTTGACTATCCATAAAAAGTGAGTAAGAAAAATTCGATATATCAAAAGTTTGTCAAGGACATTCTTAAGGCGAGTGATGTGCCTACATATGATCAGTATGCCGCTGATGTCCTGAGAGGAAAGAGGGCTGCCGCTAAGGATGAAATAAATCATGTAAAAAGATATGTCAGAGATCTCGTTAAAAGCAAGCTGAAAAAATACAAGTACAAATTTGACCGAGACCTGGTTGATAGAGTCCTCGTTATTGCCAAGATGATTAGGCACACGTCAGGTGAGTTCTATGGTAAACTCTTTCAGCTTCAGCCTTTTCAAGCGTTCTATCTAGCAAACATATTTGGGTGGTTAAAGAAGTCAGATGGTAAAAGGCGATTTATACGATCCTATTTTTCTGTAGCCCGTAAAAATGGAAAGACTGAGTTGAAAGCATTGGTAGTACTGCTATTGTTTCTTTTTGATGGTGAGATGAGAGCCAATATCGTCACGGCTGCAACTCAAAAAGAGCAGGCTCTTGAGTGCTTCGAGGCAGCAAAAATCATGATCGAGTTCCTGAAAAAGGAAAGTCCGATGTTCGATAAGAGGATCGACATCATAAGAAACTCGGTAACCGACCTGGCAACAAAGTCAAGTCTTAAACCTCTATCTACAGACCGTGGTCGCTTCGATGGTAAGAACATACATCTTAGCATCGTGGATGAATACCATGCACACCCAAACAGTAACTTGCTAGACGTCCTAGCGTCAAGTACTGGATCTCGATCACAACCGCTTACAGCTATCATCACGACAGCGGGTTTTGATACAGAGAGTGCATGTGCCAAATTGGAACGCATCTATAAAAAGGTGATCGACGAAGAAGATGATCTAGAAGAGGAGCGCACCTTTGTTATGATCTTCACGCTTGACGAAGAAGATGAAAAGATGATCGCCGATTCGCCGATAGACGAGATCGACATGTCGATCTTCTCTAAAGCAAATCCCTGCATGGGTGTCTCACTCTATGAAGACATCTATCTTGCCGATCTTGTCGCTGCTAAAAATATGGGCGGGTCAAAGTGGATCGAGTTTCTTACCAAAAAGCTCAATGTCTGGACAACTCAATTTAGTCTTTGGATACCTCCAGCTATAATCAAAGCACGAGCTCGCGATTATACCATAGAGGATTTAAAAGGTCGTATGTGCTTTGGTGGTCTGGATCTCGCAAGCCGTCGAGACCTCTCATCTTTCTACCTCCACTTTCCTCCGACTGATGATGATGTTCATCGGACTATCGGTTGGAACTTTGTTCCTAAAGACATGGCGAAAGAGAGAGCCGTCCGCGATCGAGTCAAGTACCTGGATTGGATAAGGGACGGTGACCTAATTGCCACTGAAGGTAATATCACTGACTACAACTATATCAAACACAAGATCATAGAGGTCGCCGAGATAGTGGACATCGAGGAGATCGCGTATGATCGTTTCAACTCATCGCAGCTTATTATCGACTTGATGGAAGAGGGTTTTACCTGCCAGGGATTCGGGCAAGGTTTCATCTCGATGAATACTCCAACCAAAGAGATAGACGCGATGTATCGAAACGATCATGTCAGCATCGTTCACAATGGAGATCCTCTATTGATGTGGGCATATAAAAATGCTGTGATCAAAACTGATCCAGCCGATAACTGGAAAGTTGATAAGTCGAAATCAACCGAAAAGATAGACCCTGTTGTCGCTCAGATAATGGCACTCGGTCAGTATATGGATTGGCGAAAACGTAACGAAGTAATCGACATTGGCGAAGTCCGCGTATTCTAAAATCACATAACTAATGACTTATGACACCTGTAGAATTTTTTGAATTTGTAAAAGGCATGAGAGATCCAAGTGTGCCTGAAATGACAACCTACGACTACTGTGAGAAGATCCACAAGTACAGACATGGGCGTCGGAAGTATGCGAGCTACGCCGTTTTTAAAAGTGCTCGGAGTAGATACATTAATGAGAAGTTTGCTAAACTTGCTAAGGATAAATAACCCTGATTATGAAATATACTGCGATTCTACTGCTCACTTTTTCCTCGACCGTTCTGATGACTCAGGATGTTCCTAAAGGTTCCAACGTCATACGATGTACCATAGATACGGACGATTCTTATCGCGATGTGGCGCGGCATATTCTATCTCAAGGTGTAACTATCGAAGAAAAGGACAGAGATCTAGGCTACATCAAAACAGGGTACTTTGGGAGAAGAGAAATAGCAGTAACCATACTGATCGAAAATGATACATTAATATTCTCAGCAGTCAGTAAAGAATTTGGAGTTGAGGTCTCTGCAGTAGGCATGAAGAAGTCGTTTGCTCGCAGAATGTTCAGTCAAATGAGCGAATTTGCAGACAGTATTGGCTGTCTCGACAAGGAATATATTAAGAGAGAATAAACCCTTTGGGGTGTATTATCCAAGGGCGAAGCATGAAAGTTCACAAATATTTGGGGCTAATCGTTTGACATTTAGCAATTTACGCCTAACTTGACCCCGTACCTATACTGTTTGCTGATGTGGAAATGCTATAAGCCGTCCACGTCTTCGATAATTATTTTATTCATCCAGCTATGATATGTGCATTAACCATGCCGTAGTCGATGCTTAAAATTTGCAACGTATATGGTAAGGACTCTTAGTACGGCATCCGCGAGAGATGTGAAGAAGCGGTTAAATCTTAAGGCCGCTCGCATACAGAACCTTCTGATGGATTCTCAGTATTCTGAATTGAAATCAGAAGCTGGTAGGGTAGTTAAACTTGCTTGCGATTATGGCTTGTACAACGTGGCAGTAATATGTTATGACGCGTTGGTTAAGTATTACACATTTGCAGAGCCTTCGTCATATTGGGTAAACGATTTCAAGCAAAAGAGAGATTGCTACTTGCAGTTACAGCAAGAAGATGAAAACGCACGAGCGTTTTATCATGAGTTTGCGGCGATGTTCGATCGCAGTCGCAAAATCAAAGAAGAGACCAAGCGTAAGGCTAGTCGGTATGCAGAGGATATTAGGCAGTATGAAAAGTCTAAAAACCACGGTCCGTTTTTTTATATGAGGTTTTATCATATGCTTGCTATGGAGCGAGATTTGTGGGGTGATCAGGTATCTCGGCTTGAGATAGCGGAGGAAGCCCATAAGTATTATGATGATCATGAGTTGTTTCTTCCCAATGGGTCCTTCTCTTTTCTCAATGTGATTGTGGATAGTCTTATTTCATTGAATAGATGGTCTGACTGTCGGAAGTACTTACAAATTAAGGATGTAATGCAAGCTTCTCCTAATGACGTTATGAGAGCAAATCATGCAAGTCAACAAAGAAGAGTTGATCTGTACTATGGTATTGAAACCGAAGCTTACTTTCAAGTTTCAGACAATAATATTAACAGAGGCCAATATGACTATTCCTTTCTTCTGGATATATACAGACTAGTCTTAAAGGGTGAGTTTGTAGATCGGCGAATGTTTAAACGGTTGGCGTCTTATAAATATGACCCTACAGGTTTTGGCTTGGCTCTGAACATAGCTCGCTTGTTAGACGCTTATAATCGAGAAACTCTTGTGGATTTGAAAGATACTATGAGGTCTTTTAAAAACGATCATTTAAAAGACACAGCAAGAGGTCGTGCAATGATAGACATGATTCTAAGTCGTAAGCTGGGCGATTTGCCAGGAGCGTATAATGCAAATGAAGAGGTGGTCTTGCCTTATGATAAAATTATTTTATTACTATCTAGTCGAAAGACCTAAGCCTCGGATATCTGGTTTGATTATCCTGGGAGACATATATCTGTTTGAGATAACTCTTTTCGCTACCGTCCTCCCGTTTCTCTATTCTCAGCAACTCTAAATCTATAATTTCAAGTTGATCTTCTAGCTTCGCTCTTCGCAAAAGCAATGCTTCATATCTATTCTGATCCTCAGGAAAATGAAGAGTTTCTTCGATTCGAAAACCAAGTTTTTCCTCAAGGGTGGTGAAGGTTGTCGGTTTAAACTTTGCGTTTTCAAAATATTTATACAACGAACTTCTGGATTTTAATCCAAGTTTGTTTACTGCGTCTACGACGCTTATCTCGTTGTCTTTCAGGTACTTACGTAGGAGTTGTCCTTCGTGACTCATAGGTAGTTATCGAAAAAATATATATACTATATGTACATGTGTACGTATTTAATATGTACATTTGTACACACAATGTAGTGAAATGCAATACAAAGTAATAAAAAGAGATGATTTCTTAGCGGAGATGAAAGAGATGAAATCGGTCCTTAGGGGTTGTTCATTTGTGATCTCTCAAATGGTTGGAGTTCCAAGGCACCAATACCGAAATATGCTTCAAGGTCAAATCAAGGATGAGGTAAAGCTCGGTCGAGCTTTGCTGTGCGCAAAAATAATCTACAAGCTACGCACTGTGGATGCCATCATAGGCAAAGACCAGCTCTTGCATCTAGGCACAAAAAAATTACAAGAGATACTCGCACCAGCAGCGTGACGAGTATGCTGTTAAAACCAACCGCTTTTATGGTTGAGCGGATTGGTTATATCGCACCTGGGGTTTTGATTTTTCATTCAGTTTTGACCAGGTAGCGAGTCTACCGACCGTCACGTCGTGCAATCACAAAGGTGACTACATGACGCGACTACAGACGATCGCATCATTTTATTCTTAAAGATTCCGAATGATGTCTATAGGTACGATCGTCTGATAATGATGGTGAGCTGGCAAGCTCTTATTCGATTTTTGCAGTTAATCTTTTCCTTGTCTTGCTGGCTCACTTTTTTCTAATCTTTCTAATAAGCACAGATGACGAAGCTTGAGGTTTTCGATGATTTTCATAGTCGTAATACAAAGGTGTACGCAGAGTTCGCCAGGCTCACAAGAGAGCAAATCAAGAGAGGTACTAAGTGGCCTATATCTGCCAAAAATCTAATTCAAAAGATCCGACGCAATAAGAAGATTCGCACCACTACCATGCGTGAAGGTAAGCCTAAGATCGATAACAATCACATTGCATTTTATGCGCGTCTGTTCATGGAAAGGCATCCAGGGTATCATGGGATTTTTGCAGTTCGAAAGATGAAAGACGTACCTGGTGCCGTCGATCGTATTGGTTCAACTCAAGACTACGATCACTATTAGTATGGAGGTAAAGAAATTAAGAAACATGTCTGCGATTAGAAAGGCACTTGGTGAGCTTTGCGATCGCGGAGTTATGTATCCGAGGTATGTGGATCGTCGACCGATTAATCATAGAGATGTCCATCTCCACTTTACAGATAAGTCACAGGCTGATCACTTCTGTATACCTGATCCTACACAAGCACGGATCTTGATGGACTCAGAGATCGACACGACTCCAGTCTGGGGGCATGAGTTGATCAAGCATTTGTCTAAAGCTGTAAGTACTGATGACAAGGCCGTGAGTCGCGCCGCTCTTATTGAGTTGATGGTAACGTCGCTGTATGCGATAGAAGATATAGAGTTAGATGTACAGCAAAATTGATCACGACTTTAAGATGCATCTAGGTATAACAGATAGTCAGTATATCGTCGCGGATCTCATCTATCGACTTAGTACTAATCCTTCAGCGCCAGTTCCTGGTTGGTGCTCGATGAGTAAGAAAAAAATAATCAGTTTCCTAGGGTATAAAGAGCGGACACTTAGCTCCTATATAAAAGCTCTCAGAGAGTCCGATATCATAGAGTCGTCACTCGACGGTCGTCACCTCAAGACAACTAAAAATTATAATCTCAAGCGTCTTCGTCATGAGACAAAGCCATCCGCCATATCTGCGGATAGTACGCAGAATCTGCGGATGGAGTCCGCCATATCTGCGGATGTATATAGAGTAAGAGATAGACTTGTTTCTTTATTAGAAAATCACAAAGAAAAATTTCGATTAAGATTTACCAGGCTAAATCTTGAAGAGCTAACAGCGGCGGCGCGGACATTCGCGATTAATGCGGCGGCTGGCAAGTACGGGGATGAGATCAAGGATGACGATGTCGCACTCCTGCTATATGAAAAGTTCCTAATCAGCTTTGATCTTAATCGTAACGCTAGGTCCAAATCTCCTGCCACTGCCGAATCTGAACAACCCGATTACACTGACAAAAACTATTACAACTAGATGACACAGATATCAGACATTCTTGACCGATCAGTTATGCGTGCTGATCCACGTCGTGAGCCTCTTGCCACACATGCAAGCTTTCGGTCTACATTTCTAAGACATGCCGCTCATTATGTGCAGACCGATCCATTGAGTTGTTGGGGAGAGTACCATGTCGCTCAGACGCAAGTGCTTGATGAGCTGTTATCTCTTTTTAATTATCGCAAGCACTCCAGGTACATTATAATATCGGGGCCGCTTGGTGGAGGTAAGACAACTGTGATTAGATCGCTTTCGCAAATGTTGCAACATACGACCGCATACTTTGAGGTTGTCGGTGCTGACATCTTGCTTGAGGAGTTTAATAACAATGGACTCAACATGATGTCTAAGTTAAGGCGAGGTGCTCTTGCAATTAACGATTATGGAGTGGTCAAAGATGAAGGCAAACACTACGGATATCGCGCTTCACCGATCGACCAGCTCGTCTTTAGTCGACATGAGCGCGGCCTTGTCACTTTTTTCAGTACAAATCTGAATCGAGATGATTTTTTCAACAATTGGTCTCAGCGCGTTCGCGATCGTATAGAGTCCAAGTATTCTTGGGTTACCTGGACGCCAGGGTATAATTATCGAAAATCAAAAAATTTACAAAAGTGAAAACAAGAAGAAACACAACTAGGATAGCTCCAGGTGATTACGTGCTTTGGCCTAATGGCAAGATCGCGAGGATCTCAGAAGTACGACGAGCAAAGATATACGTCATGGCTCAGGTCGACGGCGATGATGACAGAAGTTTCTTTGTGTCCGCACTTGTACAGCAAGGAGCTAAGTGGATCCAGAAATCTACAGGCGACCGAGTTTATCAATATCTGAGAGGGCGCGATTATAGAGGCACAAAGTTAAAAGGGTTTGCTATCATCGAAGGTTCTCTATTTTCTAATCTTCCGACCGACGGTATCCAAGTCGATGAGGCTGGACGTGCCTATATGTTAGATCATGCTGAGCAACCAGGACATCTCGCTAAGGTCTTCGGTGTGTCGCCGTCTGAAGTAAAGATGTATTTGGCGAAGTTGCAAAAGCAAGAAGTCTACAAGGGCGATCGACTCACTCATAGCGAGCGGTTCTACATCCGTAATCATGTCGGTCGAAAAACCGATGACATCATCGTCCGCAAGATCGGACCTCACAAAGAAGATGCAACTAGGACATACTTAAGATCCTTACGAGGTGTTCGCTCAAAGAGGGTAGGGGCTACGACATAAACTATTATTCACAGATTCAATATACAAGATGGAAGAAATAAGACAGACCATTCCGATAGATCTATTAGATGACAACTGCTACTACAAGGTAGAAGAAGAGATCAAGCATGTCTACTTGCCTGAGGAGTTGAAAAATCTAAAGTTCGAGTTGTTTGAAATTGCAAAATACCGATCGCATCGATCGCGAGTTTTGGCAAAGGTGACTGAACTGATGAAAGATCAGCACTCGGAGGAAAGTGTTGTTGAGCAGTTCTTGAAGATTCCTCTAGAGGGGATTGGAGACGTTGGTATTAAGCAGCTCAACAAGAACTTCGACACCATGCTCGCGGGTATTAATCAAGGGTACGAGATTCGTAAGCAGATGGTCTATGGCTTTGATTATCAAGATCTCGGTAAGATGGCGGTATACGACGCTGATGGTAATCTCTTATATGAGAGGCCTCTTTATCCTAATGAAAGACAAACAAAGATCACCTCGATGATCGCTAACTAATTATAAAAATGTAATCAAGATGAAAGAAGTAAATTTAGATGTATCAGAAGGAGTAGGTACGGTGGTGTTGAGAGAGGGTGTCGCGCCGTCTCTAGTAGAAAAAAAAGGATTCACATATTCTGGCAATATTAAATCTGTCGCTGATTGGGTCGAGGGTAAGAAGGCGAATCAGTATAAGTTTGAAAACTCTAACGCTACATTGCTAGTCGGAGACAAGAGTCTTGAGTTGATCTTGTCAGAGGATACCCCATTGCTGAGCACCAAGGTTGAAGGGCAATTAAAAACTTTCGCAGATCTTCTAAAGTTCGGGATTAATCAAGAGGATAAAATCTACACTAACAAGCAGCTTTCCAGGCTTCTGAAGATGAATCGCTTCTACTTTCCTGACAAAGATGAAAATATGCAGATCGTGACCAACTTGAATAAATTCAAGGCTTCGGTTACGCGAGAGTTGGAAGATAGTAATGACTTTAAAGGGAATAAGAAAATACTATTTGAGGAGCAGATCAAGTCTGACTTGAAGCTCTCATTTAAACTTTCGATTCCACTTTTTGAAGGCGAAGAAAATAAAACTTTCGCAGTCGATATCAACTTTGACATTACCGATGCCAGGGTAGGATATTGGTTAGAGAGTGCAGATCTGAGAGAGTTAGAGATGTCAGAGCGTAACAAGATTATAGATCGCGAGGTTGGGCGACTTGCAGAGTTTGCAAGAGTTACGTCTTAGCTATGAGAAAAGATATTTTTTCCCATTTTCTTTACGAGTTGGTGCGTCCCAGGCTGTGGCCTTTTATAGCTTGGGCGCGCCACCAACTCCATAAGCTACGCGACTATGACCGTGTGTCACACGATTACTCAGTGATACTTAATCATACGTCACTTGGGGAGCTAGACGACACGGCTGCCGATGTATACGATGCGCTCGAAGTAATCGAGATGTCACAAATGTCATTCTATCACGATGTGATGAGGTCTGATCTTGAGGATATTCTTGATCATCCATACACCGATCTCGATCACGTACGAGAGTACGCTCAGAAGTTATAATTATGGAGATATCAGAAATTTTCAAAGCCATTGAGGCAGGGCGGAAGGTGCAGGATTTTTTATGGATGGATACGCCTTTTCATCTTGATGCCGAGTCCAGTATCGATGATTGGTGCGGGGTTTTTCAAAAGCGAATTGTCAAGATAAGTCAGATTGAAAAATCAAATCCAATGTGGCAAGTCGAATTAAAGAAGAGGCTGTTGCAGCAAGCAGCTCTATCAGTGGCTCTATTAGAAAAACTATGAGCATGACAGAGTTTAAGAGATTGACAGACGAGACGCTCATGCCCTGGGGAAAGCATAAGGGTGAGATGCTGAAAGATGTACCAGCTAATTACTTGCTGTGGCTCGAAGGTCAAAACATAAAGAAGACTGAGCGGTCTGATTTTATTAATGGTTTGCTTGTCTATGTCGATCAATTTAGAGATGTGATCGAGTTCCAGGCTAACAATGAGAAAAGCAAATATCGTGGGTAGTATTCTAAAGGTGTTGATGTTCTCTTTTCCCTTTTTGTTATGGCCTATGACGGTCACTAGGGTAGAGGTTCTAAGATTTGAAGATCGAGAGATCCAGGCATCGACGCGATCTAGTAAGAAGAAAAATAAAAAGAGATGGGAGCGATCGAGCAGCTAATCGAGCAAGTTGAAAATCTATCGCAGGGACAGACCATGCTAAAGGTCATGCTGTCGGATCGGCAAGCCGTCGAGGTACGGGTCACAGTCCGAGAGGCAGCGCGCCTGGAGTCATGTGACGAGCGTACGATACGTCGCTGGATTCAGGCTAATAAGATAAAGCACGGATACGATCGCGGGCGATATGTGGTGGTAGTAGATGGGAAGGTTAAAAGAAAAAAAATATAGAGATGCTAAACGTTGGGAAATTAGAGATCGGCAATATTGTAAAAATACACGTCGATGATACAAGCAAGGGTTTGGAGGCGGGTGACACACTGGTTGTTGCTAATGTTGGGTTTAGTCCATGGGATGGGATGTCTTATGCTGATTGCAAAACTGATGATGGACATGTCGTCGAGATAATGAAGGATTATAGAAATTATAGTCTAGTCTGTTAGCTTCATGACTGCGCAAAAGCAAAAAGAGTACATAGCAGCTCATGCCTATGACGTGCCGCTTAAGACGATCGCGAGAGACATCGGACGGTCACCATGCTTTGTCATTGGTGAGATGAAGCGGCAAGGCATCGTGGTGCCACAGAAAGTCAAGGATCGCTTTCGTCGCGAGTCGCGGTATCAAAAAAGCACTAAGGCATGGAACAAGGGGATGAAACAGTCCGACTATATGAGTGCTGAGACGATCGAACGTACGAAGGCTACTAGATTCGCGCCTGGTCATACTCCATATAATTCACTGGAGGATCATCATATATCTCTCAGAGAGGATAGGCGTCGAGGTACTTCATACTATTATATACGTCTGTCTCCTGGGGAATGGGTGCCGTTGCATCGCTTTATATGGGAGCTTGACTTTGGGTCTATCCCAGACGGCTTTATTGTTCAGTTCAAAGATGATGATACAACTAACTGTGATCCGGAGAATCTATATCTGATCACCAAAGCAGAGCACGCAGTGATCAATAAAAAAGGAGGTCGCGCGATACCATATGAATTACGCAAGACCATCTCATTAATTCACAAACTCAATACTACTGTAAATGAAAAACAAGATAACCGATCTTAATGATCACCTATTCGCGCAATTAGAAAGACTCAATGACGATGAGCTGAGCGAGGCGCAACTCGAATTAGAAATTAAGAGGTCGAAAGCCATCGCGTCAGTCGCCTCCACTGTCGTTGACAGCTCTCGCGTCACCGTCGAAGCTATGAAGGTCATGGAGAAAGCGGGATTCGATATATCAAAATTGGGATCTCCTATACTTCAGTTAGAGCCTCAGGCATGATCAAATTATATACGCACAGACTAAAGCGGTCTTCAGTAAAAAATTGGATTGTATATGTTACTCCATTGTTCAGCGTAGAGCGTGACGGTGAACAATATGTTTTGTGGTTTACTTGGTGGGTGTGGACTCTTGAGGTTGAGATAACGATATAATAACAAGGCAGCCCGATAAAAGACTCGCCGTGTGGTCGCAAGATGGGTGTCTCGTCATTCACGATTAGAGGCGGCCTTGTTGTTTTAACAAATGGCTTAAACAAGAAAAATAACTAGAGATGAAATTAGGAGACAAATTAAAAGACAAGGTCACTGGATTTGAGGGAATAGCAGTGGCACAAATCGAGTATCTCAACGGATGCCGTCAGTTTTGCGTAAAGCCGCGAATAGACTCCAGCGGCAAGATGCCAGAAGGGCAGTATATCGATGTCCAGCAACTTGAGTTGGTAGACGCCGATAGTGTTACTGTTGAGTCCAAGGATACGGGTGGCAAGCACCCAGATGCCCCGAGAGTGTAAGTCAAGAAATGTCCAATAAATTCAAAACAGTAAAATGCCAAAGCAACACCACATTCTAAAAACAGAAACAGAGTTTTATCAAGCGGTGGAGAGCGGACAAAAAAAGTTTGAACTCCGTAAGAATGATCGAGACTTTAAGCCTTACGATATCGTACATCTCGCTGAGGTGGTTGATGGTCGCGAGACAGGCCGCGTCTTGGGCCCTTTGCAGATCCGTTATATACTGCATGGTGGCGTGTACGGTCTGATTACTGGTTACTGTATAATTAATTGGTGAAATATGTTGTCTTGTGATAATGGATAAGCATATGAATAGTAAATAATACGGATATGGAAACACAAACAAAAAAGATAGTTCATACGTGCAAGGAATGCCAAGAGACATTCAATGAGTACCTCTATTATGAAAACTGTAAAGAATGTAATGGAGAGGGATCAACGTGGGAATACGGCACTTGTTTGGGATGTGGAGGTACGGGAGACCATGACGAATGGGTAAAAGATATATGCGAATGGTGTTTAAGGAATAGACTACAAGCACAATGGTAGTATTATTTATTATTTCATATGCGGTATTATAAGTAGTAAGGCATACTTAGCAAACCATTGTAGTGAAAATGTCGGCAAAGTAGACTACATTAATCTGATTGGAGGAGGTCGAGCCTTATTACTTATAATTCGGTTATATCCGTAATTCAATAAATTGAACCGATGCCAGAAACAATCTATAACATATTAAGAACCATAGACTTAGCTGTAACAAGGGGTGAAGTTCAAAATAATGAACTGATTCAAATAATTGAACATGCAGGAGCATACTTAAACCTGAAGACTATACCTGACTACGCCAAATTTGAAGGGATCTCCTATAACGGCGCGAAGAATAATAGGCATGTTCAAGAGATCTTCGGGGTGAAGTTTGTCATCGATAATCACTAAATTCATAAGATGAAAAGAGTAGTAGTTTGGAAAAAAGAAGATGGGGTTGACTTTGACAACTTGGAAGGTCTCAAGGTTCCAGTGACATTTGGTTTTAACTTAGAAAGTCCAGTTGGCTGCGCTGATAATTTTAAGATAGACGATAAAGGTGATCTGATCTGCAATGTTGATATGAAAATTGATGTCGAGTTATCTGGTTTTGGGGTTACAAAATCTGGAGATAGTCTATTTAGCTTGGCGATCATTCCAAGTAAAGAGCAAATTGCTGAAGCAATCTTAAGCGGAGATGACAGCGGTCTGATTCCTAGAGGTGTGTTAGGATCGGATTAGGCGCTCGCCATCAAATACCTTTCCAGACTACTCAGGTGTTCATGTCCTGAAGCTTTCATGATATCTCTTAAGGGCGTGCTGTTCTCATAATGTTCTACACAACAGTAAGATCTTCGAGCAGTGTGGGTCTTGCATACTTGCCACTTTTCATAAGTGACATCTACGAGTTTCTGATCATCGTCTCTCTCTTGCCTGATAAAAGGTTGGTCTATGCCTGCCGAACGGCATATGATAGGAATAGATTTCAATATATGCTGATACAATGAAGTGTCAGATTTTGCCTTGTGCTTAGCCTGTAGCGTGCCAGCCCTGTGTAGTAGCTCTTCTAGCTCCTCTGTGAGCTTTATTTTTACTGGATATATACTCTTTCTGCTTGTCACGCTCAGGTAATCACCTTGGATGTAATCCTGGTTAAAGTGCATCCACTTATTAACACGCTGGCCTGTCTTGCATCCGATCAGGTAAAGTACTCTTGCATAATCTAATTCTCCAGGAAGAATGACACGAGATATCTCATCTTGTTCGCTAGTAGGGTGGTAGGCATTGATCTTGTGATATTTGGGAAACTTAACTGATAGCTGCCTGGCATTATAAGTGAAGAGCCCTTCGGCGTCGGCAGATATGAGACTCTGTTTGATCAAGGCAAACATCAACTTTGCTGAGTTCAAGCTGTATCCATTATTGAACATGTTAGCTTTCAGGTCTTCCAGGTAGGTCTTATTAGTAGCCTTGAGATCCGTGTCGTGATCTTTCACCTGGAGTATGGTCATGTTCCAGGAAGATTTGTAATCGTTGTCGATGGTAGGGTCTGCGATCTTTCTGTCTCTCACTTTGACTATCCAGTCAGACAGCTTAATCTTATTGTTGCGCTTGCCAAACATGATATCAAGCTCTCTGATGATAGAGGTTTTGTTGAGATCGCTGTCTAGCGTTAATCTTCTGCATAGTGATTTGAACTTTAGTTCTAGCTCATCGAGGAACTCATTAAGATTTCGATCTTTCAGTGATCGACCTTTGGACTTATCCCACTTATTCGGCTCGATTTTTTCATCTATAAAGTACTTGAAGCGATCAGATGGATGGAAGATGTCCATGTATATAGAGGATCTGTTAAGTCTATAATTCATCTTCATAGCAGATTGATTATTTTGCGGACACTATGCGGACACTTTCGTGTCACAAATACAATTCTAATGCCTCTGTTTGTTCCGTAATATTAATACTTTCTTAGATAGATGTCCTATATATAAGGGATATTGGCATTGAGTGCGGACATTCTTATTTAACATAATATTAATTATAGGCTAAAATCAATACTGAGAAAACTAGGA